AATCTGTTCCTGCTTTTTCGCCATCCCATTCAGTAGTGTATTTACTTAAGAAAGTTGCAATATCATCTATTTTATTGCCTTCTGCATCTTCCCATTCACCTTTAATATTAATACCAGCATTACAATTGATTGCCTCAAAGAATGCATACATTCTTTTGATTACGCTACCGCCTGTAACATTGCCATTTGGTTCTTTATCGAAACCTCCAACAATATTAGCATTTCTAGTATATTTACTCCCATTTTGAAGTAATGTTACTTGTAAATATATATCAGCCCAATCAAATTGAGCAGATTTATCTTGTATATCTACAATAGTACATTCACATATACCATTAAAGCTATTTGTTTTAGTTTCTTCGGGTTTAAATAACGCCATTTACTTCTTCTCCTTTATATAGATTTTGTTCCAATCAAAAGGTAATACTTGACCACGTAAATGAGGACTCCTAGAGCCAGCTTCTAATGTATCATCTGATTTAAATGATATTAAAAGCTTTTCTTCTTCATTTCTATATATGTAGCCAATTGCATCACAATCTGACATTATCATGTTTTTTAAGCGTCCAGTAATATCAAGACTTTCAGGCTCTACTGTTGCCTGTCCTTCTACTACTGCTTTAGCTGTCTTTCTATGACCAACTATAATAAGATGGTCACATACATCTTTAAATGCATGTATAGTATTCATCACTTTATCACGTGCTAATCCCCAACCTTTTCCGAAAGGTAAATCAGCTAAAGCTTGAACACTATTTTCTTCACATACTGCTGCTTCAGCCCATTGTACTACTTTATCGATAGTATCAATAGCAATATATTTAAACTCGTGTCCTTCACGTGCTTGTTTTAATATATCTATTAACTCTTTACGATTATTAGCATTTAGGATATGACCATCAACCATATTAGAACCAGATTCTGTATCAATGATAAGACATTTGTCTAACCTGGATAACATTGTAGTTTTACCTATCTTTGGGGGGCCATACATTAGCAGTGTACTTGGATTTTGAGAAATAGCTTTTCTCTTTGCTACTTTAAGTACCATTTTACTCCTCTTCTGAACATCAAGAGTCTCACATATGCTCTCCTTAAATCCCGCAAGGTATTTAAGAGTTATGAACCCAGTTATTGACTCTTGATAATTCTATTTTTGTTAAAATAACGACCTATAAATCTACTACAATTACTCTGTTTTTCCAAGAACTAATCCTGGGAATGTAAAGAAAAATTGTTTAGGGCATGGTTCATTATTTAACGTTTTCTTTATAGCATTAGCTATAAAAGCTCCACTCATATTAGAACAGTAGGAAGTCGCTTTAGCATTACAGGGTTCATCTTCAGCATCTACATCTGAATACCAAGTAGTCTTATATTGTTTAAGAGTTGGATTCTTTAATGTAAACTGATGATATTCCTCCGCACCCATACGACCATCTATTAAAAGATAAAGCTTATTAGGTCTTTTTAATGCCGCTTCTGCTGCTTCTAAGCGACTATCCATACTGTCAAAGCCCAAAATTACTACATCGCCTTCTCCTAAGGGTTTGATAAATTTAGAAAATCTACCAAATTGCTCCGTTGCACGTATTTCTGGGTTTATATGTTGTAAATGTTCATGTAAAGCTACTACTTTAGGTTTAGTAATATCTTTATAAATATAATAGCTTACACCTACATTTTGTACTTCAACTTTATCTAAATCATAGAGAATAAATCTATCTGCTCCCATTCTAGCAAGTTGAGTAGCTGCGGCACTACCAATAGCACCGCAACCTAGAATATGAAAGATTTTATTATCAAAATCTTCTATAAGACCTGAACTTCTTTCATTAATTCGCATGTTTCTTACTCCCTTCTATATTTTCAAACATATCATGAGCATGTAAATATAGTAATTCATTTTCTATATCTGTTCTACTACCTTTTGATATGCTTGATAATACTCGAACATTATATTGTTTGAGCTTGTCATTAATAGACCTTAAACCTTTACGAAAGCCTTTTAATTTAATAGAGCCATCAGTCAAATTATCTGACAATGTATCCATTTCTTCTACGCATGCTTCAAACAATTTATCAGGTACTCCTGTTAGCTCAAGCTCATTTTCATCCCATAAACCATAAGTGTAGCCATAATTATGACCGTATCCATTTCGCTGGTTCCATAATGTTCCTTGCACTTGAGTACCCACATGTGTTATAACACGTGATTCTTTAGAACATAGCTCTTTAACTTCATTATCGAGTATGTCATCAGTAACGTGTTCTTCTTGAAGGAAGTTTAATTCTACATTTTCTTCGTGTAGAAACGGTTTAAAGAATTGAATACGTAATTTGTATTCTCTCTTTAAATTAACTACTAAAGATAATGTCCAGTCATTAGCAGGATGGCTTAATATAGTAGCATCATCAGTACCAGACCAAAATGCTCCCATTGTATGATGGCTATGCCACCAACAATGTCTTACTTCATTACCATATTTACCTATCATTTTAGAATAATGAACAGCTAACTCTTGACCGTCTAATTCACAATTACTAGCTGATATTTCTTGTTTAAGAATTACAGGGTCTTCTAATATGAAGTCTCCATCTGTATCTTCTAAAACAACTAGCTGTCCACCTATTTCAGACGTAAACTGTCTATAAGCTGATTCAGCATATGCTATGACTTTATCGAAGTTCTCGCGTGATATCCAGAACTTTTTGTTTTTATTGTTTTCAGGCTTAGTTGCCATATCTTACACCTTCCTTTCTGTATTGTAACATTCGTGTATATGTCCAAAAATCATCTCTAGGTATTCCACTAGATGCGAATAACCAAGAATAGTAATTATTTTCTATATCACGTGTTGTTAGTTTTGTTATAGCCTCTTTAAATTCAAGGCCTACTGTTTTATCTACTAATTGAGCCCACATTTCTTTATTATCTTCATGAATACGTGTTAAATACCAAGTACGTTCCATTACTTCATATAATTCAATAATATTATCCATCGTAGGTCCATCTTTATGAAATGTATTTAAAATACTATCATAATCAGTTATATCTTTACATTTATAACTTTTACTAGGCAAGTTAAATACTCTTTCTATATTGCTAAGCGTCCATGTTTCTGGTTTACTTTTGTAATAATATAAATCAGCGAACATTTCATATACTTTCTTTTCATCAACTTCATCTTTGAGATGATATTGCAATTCAGCATATGCCTGAGAAAAGTCTTTATCACATTCATCTATCCAACATATACTATCAAATGTTAATTTAGTATATACTGAACATCTGTCTGTAATATCACAATTACTGCAAAACTTCTCAGTAAAAGTTCTCTTTTGCTCTGATGTATAGTTATTAACTTCTCTTTTACATGTAGCTTTATCGCTAGATATTATAGCACGTGTTGCTTCATCCCATTCTTTAGGTACTCCAAAATGAGTATGTGACAAAGTGTTTAATGGAGATGTCACCCCTGCACTAAATGACCTAGCCCATATATTAACATATGATTTTAATAGTTCTAAATTACCAGAAAATAATGATTGATAAATATCACTACTTAATTCTCCTAAACACACATTACCATTACCATATGAATTAAAATAAGATAATACATCCATAGTGTTCCCATAAGCTGTTTTTCTATAAACGAATGGATGCTCATAAGCTTTATATATAGGAAATTTAGTTGCTACTGTTCCTATAAATTCAGTTTTAATCATATGTTTCTTTTTTAATAGTCTGCGGTAATTAATTAATAATGTTATCAAATCAACAGTAAAAGATAATATTAAATCACCATATGGCAATTTAGCATATTCTTTATTCATAGAACTATTAGTAACATTAATATCAATATCACGTATTGCTATCCTTATATTAACAAACCATTCTCCAGGATTATTTATTTTATTATTTTCGACAATCGCGTCTTGATAAGCCTCCCATGAATCATAGATTCCTTCATTATGGCTACCTATAATTTCATTATCATTATTAATTATAGGATATAATCTAGCTGGTTTAAAAAGACCATCATCATTATAACCATGACTGCCATATCCTCTTAAACGTCTACCAAAATGTGGAATAGGTTCTATACTAATTTTAATATCATCATGACTATTAGTAAATTTATCTAATATTTCATGTAGCTCTTCTTTAGCTTTTTCTAAATCATCTTTAGCATATAATTCTATTCCTTCTTTTCTATAGCGATATAACATATTATCTAAAGCATGTAATTCATCTTTAAAATTGATATACCTCCATTCATTTCTCTCCAATAACTTATGAAGATTATTAGCCCCACGTCTTTTTTTCCAGTGTGGGTATATAATATTGTCTACACTTGCTTTAATTTTATTATATGTTCCTGGTTGCCATCTAGAACCTTTAGTAGCAACTAATTCCATATCATATTGTTCATTAAAGCTGTTTAATTTTTCAGTAAATTCTGCGAATCCTGATAATTGCTTATAATCTAAATGATTAAGATTTAATTCAGGTGTAGCAGGTTTTTTACTGAAGTCAAATGAATATTGCATTTTTACCTCGCTTTTTTATCTAAGGGGAGATTGTATCACACATCTCTGAATGAGGAAAGGATAAGTATCCCCCCTTATGTATTCTAGTATCAATCAAATAAGCTGATTAGGAATTGAGGAAGTGATTCTTGACGTCTATTGCTAATTTTCCTATAAATCAGGACCATAGCCTCACCGTACGAAATGCTTTTTCTCTACCTAAAAGAACCTTATTTGTACCCAATGTGATAATTTACTGATTACCACCTCTTTTATTACCTGCAACATGAACAACTCTATCGTTTTCAGCAATTGGTGTTGCATCTGAAGCAATTACATCATTAACAGTAACGTGTCCTGTTAATTGTAATTCTGCTCTTAATGCACCAACTGTATTTTCTGCATGTGATTCTGTTGCTGCCATTACAACTCTAGTTGGTTCTAGAGTCATGCTACCATTCATTAATTGAATAGTTGTTTCTGTTACTACTGTTTCTGTAGCCATCTTTATTTACTCTCTTTCTCGCTATTCAGCGACTTGTGAGAACTTCTGTTCTCGTGTTGTTAACAAATTTCCTTCTTCAATGTAATTAGTATGATATGCTTCATTATTCCATGTAAATACTTTATTTGGACCTAATAATGAACGTGCTGTATTAAATGCATTGTCGAAATTGTTTTCTTTTTCCCATATATAACCACTATCATTAATAATAGTTATATCTGTTAATTCTACTTCATTTATTTCTACCTCTTCTGGAATGATAGTTTCACCTTTTATTTCTGGTACTTCTTCAATAATTGGGATATCTATACATTCCTCTTTTACTTCATCTGTAGCAAATGCATTACTAAATGATAGATATAATGGTATAAAGAATATTATCCATAATATGCTTAATAATAAATTGCTCATTTCTACTTTATCTAGGTATTTCATCTTTATTTACTCCTTCGTTTTTAGGTTTAATAGCAGGAAATAATATATCTTCTGCTAATTTTACGTGTTTATTGTTCTTATATTCTAACTGACGTAATAACTTCTTACCTTTTTCAGTTAATTTATATAATCTTGTCATACTATTCCTCCTCCAGGCTAATGCCCATCTTATCTACTAATAATAATAACTCAGCTATTTCAAAGAAATCATCATGAGTAACACCATCAGCATTATCTATTATTATTAATGCTGTTTGCAGTGTTTTATTCTCCATTTGCATTACTTTCTTTTTAAATAACTCATATTGAGTCATTACTTTCTCTACTTTTTGCAAGCACATATCACTCCTTTTTGTTGATATAATAGCCAGTATCTGGATTAAATGAAACTATTCCTAATTCCATTAATTCTTTACATATACCATTAAAAGTTCCATGTAATTCTTGGTGTTTTTTTGGAGTAACTTCAAGTAAATTAGATACATCATCATCTGTTTTATGCATATTTATATGATGTAAATGATATCCTTTTAATGGACGTCTACCATAAAACTCTGTAAAATTATCTTGATGCCTCCTACTTCTTACAACTTTACCTGTTACAGGGTCTTTTCTTCTTCTACACATATAACCCTTGTAATTACTATATACTTTCCAGTTTTTCTTATCATGCAAATGTTGCTTATCGTGATACATACCTCTATCCATACATTCTCTAGTACATGTAGCTTTACGATTTTGTTTCCAACTAGTCCATGCTTGTATACATGATTTATTACATACATAACATTTAAGTCCTGAAACGTATGTTACACCATTTTTATAACCATATTTAATTCTATAGTTACCATCATCTCTTTTAATTATAAATGCTCCAGTTTCTTTGGCTTTTTGTTTTAATTGTTCAATTGTCATTACCACTCCTTTGCGTGTTTATTTAGCGTGTTTATATTAACTAAGTAGCAGTTATGTACTGATATATCACTAAGTGGATACATGCGTGTTCAGCATATACTACTACTTAATTAATTGTTTAATTGAGGTAGAGAGTCAGGTGCGCTACACTTTATCGAAAACACAAGATTAAGCCGCGATTACACCTAACTCTCTTCTTTAGAGTATCAAAAGGGTGGCATGAAATCGGTAATATCAATAACCTATAACCACCTGGCATTGCTCACGCGGATGCTCTCTACTCTATCAGTAAGTTCTTACATAAATGGCCAAAGAATAATCTCTATCATCTTTGGTTCATATTTAATAACTCCTATCATTACATAAATAGTAATAACCCAGAATATTAAGTATGAAACTTCTTCATCTGTCCATTGTTTACACCAATTAAAGAATCGTTCTAAACGTGTTGGTTTCATATTTACTCCTGTTTCTTTTTGTATTCTATTATATAACTTAGTACTAAAATCTTTAGAAGCTTTTAATGCTTTACCTTCTCTCTCTAAGATTTTATACTCTTTTTCAAATCGCTCTATATCTTGAATTGTTAATGGAGCAAATGTTAATGTATCTTGATATTCTGCTTCTTCAGGTGGATAATCAGGTGACCAAAAGTCATCTACATAAGCACCATTATCTACAGTACAATCACTAACATCTACACCATTTTCTCTTAATTCTCGTACTGCATCTTCTAATGTTTCAGGTGTAATATCGCTACATTCAGCCTTTAATTTACCATTTTTATAATATTGCCAGCTCATTTAATTAACCGCCTTTCTACGTATGTTTCTAGCCTTTATACGTGATATTTGAGCAGGTGTTCTACCGTTCTGCTTAAGATAAGTATTCTTTTTCTTTCTATCTATTTTAACTTGTTTACTGTTGCGCATAGCTACCTCTTTTCTTTATGTTTACGTGTTTATTATTAAAAATATTGAGCAGTTTAAAGCCTTACTCAGGACTACTAAGGAAGAGTTCTTATGTGTTATAATAAATAGCATATAACTGCTTTTTACTCTTTTTATTAAAAAAACTTTTAGTTCTATTAAATCTTTTACTAGCCCAATTAACTAGCTCATATTTATACTTATATGGACAATAATTATTATACATTAATACCTCCTGCTTACAGTTATGTGTGTAGTATATATAAAAAAATAGTGCCTCACATCTAATTAAAGACATAAGGCACTACTAATATTAAGCATTCATAATACTATCAATAGTATCATTAAGATAATCGCCATTATTATCACATATAGTTAAAGTAGGCGATAAAGGATTACCTTTGGTAGATAGTTTAGGATTACCATTATCATATACATTAGATGCATAGTATAGTTTGAAATCACTGCTATCTAGTGTAGACTCATACTTTGCTAATTCAGAGTCTGTTAATTGCTTAGATAATGTTAATACAATGTTATCTTTGGAAGATGCTTTAATCCAAGTTAGATTACTATCTTCTTTCAAAGTTCCAATGATAGTTTTACAATTATCTTTTACTGATTCAAATTTACCTATTAATAATTCAATTACTTCTTTCATTATTTATTCCTTTTTATTTATTGTTTGTTAATATGCTATCATAGCGAAGCGTCAAGGGGCAAAGCAGCCCAAGAGCAAGAATTTAACTGCCTTTCAACCCGGGGGGAGCGATTCGTTGACGTTTTTTTCAACGAAAAAGCGACCCCAAGGCAGTTAAATCGCAGCGGTGGGGTGTCGTATATATCCT